AAACTACTGCATCAACATCATTGACTGGTTTTGATGTAATGACTGGATACACGGCTGGCGCTGACGCCGTGCAATTAACAATCAATGCTACTGGTTATAACTATGTAAATTGGCAGTTTCGTCGCGCCCCCGGCTTCTTTGATGTGGTCTGCTATACGGGGACTGGATCAGCAAGAACAGTCAGTCATAACTTAGGTGTTGCGCCTGAGTTGGTAATTTTAAAACGCAGAAATAGTGCTGAAGATTGGCCTGTTTTACAAGCAAATATCCCAACTCAAGCAACGCTAAACGGAACATTTAGTGGAGATCCTCCAAATTCATCATATTTTGGAAACGGAACAAGTTATGTTGCTCCAACATCAACTGTATTTTCGGTTGGAACTAATAGTGCAGTTAATGCTTCTGGCGGCACTTATGTCGCATACCTCTTTGCTTCCCTATCCGGTGTTAGCAAGATAGGTTCTTACACGGGCAACGGTTCTTCTGTGACGGTGACCACAAACTTCCAGCCTCGTTTTATTCTTGTAAAAAGGACGGATTCTACTGGTAACTGGATTGTTGGCGACTCTGCTCGCGGCCTACCAACAGGAAACGATCCAGCATTGTTCCTAAACTCAACCGCCGCTGAGACAACTGGGCAGGATTGGGTAGACGTTTCTTCCACAGGGTTTACGGTGAATGAAACAGCCTTGAATGCAAACGTCAATACTGGCACTTATATTTATCTAGCAATTGCATAAGGAGTAATCATGTATAGAGTCAAGTCAACGGGAGAAATCAAATCCCAAGGCGAAGTAAGGTCGATGTATCCCAACACCTCTTTCCCTAGCCAATGGACACCTGCATTGGTAGAGGAACTAGGACTAGACCCAGTATTTGAGTCACCGACACCTACTACCACCCGCTATCAAACCGCTTATAAAGACGGTGTTGAGCAGGACTCACAAGGTCGTTGGTTGTGGAAATGGTCTATCTCCGAGATGGACGATGAGACTAAGGCCGCTAAAGACGCTGAAGCCGCCAAAGCAGTCAGAGCCACTCGTGATGGCAAACTGGCAGAGTGCGACTGGGTAGTCATTAAGAATCTAGAGTTAAACCAGAACATCCCCGGTGTTTGGGAAGTCTATCGCCAAGGACTCAGAGATGTGCCTGCCCAAGCAGGTTTTCCCCATGACATCACTTGGCCTGAGAAACCATGACCACAGAAGCCACTAAACAAGCCGTAGACGCCGTTTCTGTCGTAACCGTCATCGGAACCCTCGCAGACGTACTTCCGGCCGTTGCAGCCCTGTTTACGATTGTTTGGACTGGGTTTCGCATATACGAGCTCCAAACGATTCAGAACTGGCTAAAACGCAAGAAATGACCACCATCGCTGCCAAAGCATCTACGGGAGAAATTGCCGCAGATTCTATGGTCAGCGGTGATGATTCCTTCTATCTCGTGCAAAAACTGAGACTTGGCAAGAACTCTATATACGGGGCTTGCGGAGATTGGGATAAATGCTTGAAAATGTTACAGGTTTTGGAGTCTGGTGGGGAACTGGACTCCGATACCGACGTAACCGTTCTTGAGATCAGAAATGACGGCCTGTGGATTTATGAGGGGACCGTGATTCCTGCTCGCATTAAGAACGATTTTTGGGCCATAGGAACCGGGGCAAATTTCGCCATAGCAGGGATGCACTTAGGACTATCTCCTGCCGAGGCTGTAAAACTTGCCTGTCAGTACGACACCAGTTCTCACGAGCCTGTGGATGAAATGCGATTGGGAGGGGTTCGTGGCAGGAAAAAAAATATCGGATGAAGTAATAATAGAGGCGCTAAAGAGACTTGGTAGTCCGTCAGGAGTTGCTAAAGAACTAGACATGGATGTTACAAATGTCTACAAAAGACGCGACACCATCCAAAGACGACTAGGAATTAGCCTCCCAAGTTTCAACGCCAAGCAGGACTCGGTTGTCAAAACCATCATCCCAGAGAACAAACGGATCATTGAGCATCAGGTAGACAACGGGCACGTTTTCATAGCGTCTGATTGTCACTACTGGCCCAACGAAGTCACGGTTGCACACCAAGCGTTTGTGCAACTTCTAAAAGAGTTCAAGCCACAAACAATCATCCTTAACGGCGATGTCTTTGACGGCTCTCGTATCTCACGACACGAGCCTCTCATGGGAACCAACCCCCCAACCCCTAAACAAGAGATCGAAGCCTGTCAGGACCGACTAGATGAGATCAGGAACGCTAGTAAGAACGCTCGTTGTTTCTGGACTTTTGGTAACCACGATGTCCGGCTGCACCGTTATATTGCTATCAACGCTACTGAGCTCTCAGACTTCCCAGACCTCTTTTCCTACTTCCCCGGCTGGCTTACAGGTTGGAGAGTAGACATCAACGACAACGTAATCATTAAACACCGCTGGCACGGTGGAATCCACGCTAATTACAACAACACACTAAAAGCTGGGAGAAGTATTGTTACCGGACACCTGCACCAGCTAAAAGTCACACCGTGGAGCGATTACAACGGCAGACGTTGGGGTGTAGATACAGGAACCCTTGCAGAACCTTACGGAGAGCAGTTTGTTTATACAGAAGGCAATCCCGTGAATTGGTGTTCTGGGTTTGCCGTATTAACATTCAGAAATGGAAAGTTACTCCCGCCAGAGTTATGCGAAGTAATAGACGGAGAGGCTTACTTTAGAGGAGAGAAAGTATAGGGAGATAATGAGCGACCCGATTGAGACTACACGGGCGGCACTAGGCGGTATAAAAGAAGCAGTCAAGGTCGGGAGAGAGATAAAAGAAACCGCTAAGGAGGTCAACACCTTCTTAGACGAAGAAGCAAAAGCCCGAGTTGCTTGGAAGCGCAAGCAACAACAGATGATGCGCCGTGGCGACATGGTGTGGATGGAAGCAATTGACGAGTACCGGATCATCCGACAGATCCGCGAAGCAGAAGCTCAGATGTACCGAGACGTAGAACGAGAGTTCGGCAGGTCAGCGGTCTCTGAAGTCAAATCACTTATAAACCAATTACGAAAAGACCATCGGGAGTTAAACGATGAGTTCTACCGCAACCGTATGCAAGCCCGCAAAGAATGGGGAGGACTTCTCCTCGCTTCTGCGCTCATATATGGAATTTTCAAAGCAACTGGAGTTATGTAATGCTATCTTTAATCTCTACCCTTGGCGGGTTGTTAATCTCTGGCTTACCGAAAGTCTTAGACTTCTTTCAGAACAAAGCCGATCAATCTCACGAACTTGCTTTGGCCAGACTGCAAAATGAAATGCAGTTGCAGATGGCAGCGCAGGGTTTTGCAGCGCAAGCCAAGATAGAGGAAATCCGCACCGATCAGGTTGCCATGCAGTCTGAGGCAAAGATGACCGAAGCAGCACTTCAGCACGACGCTAAAGTCTTGGATAAGGCAAGCAAGTGGGCGGTCAACTATGTGGCTACCGTCCGTCCTACTGTTACCTACCTGTTCGTTTTGGAGTTGTTTTTGGTTAATATTGCGCTTTGCTATTTCTTGCTATTCAAGCAGGGTCTAGGAGCCATGTCTGTCGATCAATTCATTACGGCGACTAATACCATTTTTTCGGATGATGAGATGGCCATGCTAAGTGGAATTTTAGGCTACTGGTTCGGCAGCAGGGGATGGTCTAAGAAGTGAGAACGTCCGAGCGCGGTATCCACCTCATGCACCAGTTCGAGGGGTATCGGGACAAGCCGTATAAATGTACGGCCTTTTGCTGGACTGTGGGTTGGGGCCACCTTATGTATAACGAGCAATTAAAATTGCCAATTGTGCGTAAGGACGGATATACGGGGGCAATAAGAAATGAATTTCCGCTCAAAGAAGAAGACAACAGGGTTTGGTCGCGCGACGAATTGGAGAAAATTTTCGTTGCTGATCTCGTTTCTTTTGAGCGTGGCGTTCTTCGACTTGCTCCTAATCTTATTGGTAATCAGCCGCTCTTCGACGCTTGCGTCGCTCTGGCCTTTAACATAGGCGTGGGTGGATTCCAAAGATCTACCCTGCGTCAGCGCATACTCAGAAACGAGTCGCCAGAAACAATTGCCGACGGCTTTATGCAGTACGTCAATAGCGGTGGCAAGGTTACACCCGGTCTTGTGCGCCGCCGCAAAGCAGAGGTCGCTTTATTTCTGAACCAGTCCTAAAATTTTGGCTTTTAAGAGGTCGGTAGCCTCTACCCCATGTCGGCGTTCAAATTCTTCTAGAAACCGCCTACGAGCCAATTTTGTGGGCTTTGCGAGGATGTATTTGGCAAGGTTCTCCATCCTCATCTCAGAGTCCTGCCTACACCACTCCATAAGTTCTTCTCGCGTTGCAACAAACTCACCTGTGCCTAGCAAACTCTCGGTGTAGTTCTTTTCGGGCTTTGGAGACGGCGGCGATGGCATCTTTCTTACGCTCAAACGTGCCTAAGTGTACCCTCTTGTGGTTGGCGCAGATATGGGCCTCATAGTGTCCGCTAGGACGCTTGTAGACCCCCTTCGTATTCGTTGTGGTAGGCAGCTTGCGGCGGGAGTTCCAGCGGTTCTCCATCTGCGTGGCTGGCCGTAGGTTGGACATCCGGTTATCTGCTGGGTTTCCGTTCTTGTGGTCCAAAGCCTCGGGTAGCCAGCCCCGGTGGTAAA